CTTCTTTTGTTGAGAACTGTGCCACTTCTGCTTATGGTCGTGCTATCTCTGCTCTTGGCGGACAGTTTAGCCCAAAGGGTAAGAGACCTTCCGCACAAGAAATGGAAAAAGTAAATCGTGCCAATGACGAGATTTATGCTCAAGCAAGTGAAGCATTTTTGCAAAAGGATTTAGTCAAGTTAAAGGCATTGTATGTTGAAGCACAGCAAGCAAAGTTAAGTAAAGAACAGTTAGACCAGATTGTAAAGTGGGGTAAAGAACTTGGAAATAGTTAGTCCCGACCACATTATTGGCAAACTAAATGAACTAATACAGTCTGGCGAAAAGGGTGTTAATGCTCTTTATGATGCTGAGATGAAAGTTGCTGATAGAGATTTGGTTTATGAGAAGGCTTATCAGTCTGCGTTTCTTGAAGCTCAGGGAACTGTGGCGGATAGAACTGCTGTGGCTCGTCTAAAGACTGCGGAATTAAAGTTTGAGCATGACATGTCTAAAGTTGAGTTAAATCGTGTCAAGGCTAAGATAAAGCAGATTTCGGATGCAGGTACTTTGACTGCGGTTATCGCCAAGCAAGTAGAACTTACTTTCCGTCATGGTTAGTAAAACTGTTTGGGCTAAAGTGCTTGAACGTGACGTGTGTTGTTGGCATTGTGGGCGTATGGATGATACTCTCGTGCCACAGCACAGAATCAATCGGGGGATGGGTGGTTCTAAGTTATTGGACACCCCATCTAACCTGGTTGCTATGTGTAGTAAATCAAATGTGTTGATGGAATCTAATGCAGAGTTCCGTGAGAAGGCTTTACAGTATGGCTGGAAGTTAGAGCGATACAAGTTTCCTGAAGCAACACCGATTTACGATTTTTATAAAGGTGACTGGTTTTTGATTGACAATGACTGGAACAAGACACCTTATCGACTTTTTATGGCTTGAAAGGCAACACAATGGAATATGGTTCTGATGAATGGATTAACTACTCTTTAGCTTTGGAAGTTGAACGTGTGGATACAACACATGCTGAGAAGACTTTGACTGAGCAGGAGTTGAGTTTTGCTAAGTTTGCTCAAGGTAAGCGTGAGTTGAGATTGAAGAAAGAGCAGCTAGAAACTATGCGTGAGCAGAGAGATAAGTTGTTTTTTAATGCTGGTCGTTGGGCTGGCGGTGCTAGGGATGAAGTGGCTGAGATAGCGAACAAGGTTGTTGAAGCTCTTTTAGATAGTGAAGTTTGATTATGAGTGTGGAGATGATTTCGCTTGTTCTAAACAATAGTCGTGCTGATGGGCGAGCCAAGCTAGTTTTAATCGGCATTGCTAACCATCATGGCGATAATGGTGCTTGGCCGTCTATCGCTACTTTGGCTCGTTACGCTAACGCTAGTGAACGTTCAATTCAGAGAGATATCAAACATCTACAAGATTTAGGTGAACTTGTTGTTGAAGTTCATGGTGGCGAATCTAAGGGTCAATACAAATCTAACAAGTATTGGATAAGTATTTCGGGTGTTTCTGAGACTCAAATCAGGGGTGACAAACTAGGTTCAGGGGTGACAGACCAGGTAGTCAGGGGTGACAAACTAGGTAAGTCAGGGGTGACACATCTGTCGTCTAAACCATCAATAGAAACATATATAGAAACATATACTCATTTTGAACAATTTTGGGGTGTGTATCCGAGACGGACTTCTAAGCGGGCAGCTATCAAGGCTTACGAGTCTGCGGTGGCTCGTTCTAGCCATGATGAAGTTTTGGCTGGTGCTATCAGGTTCGCTAATGACCCAAATCTTCCGCAGGGCGAGTTCATCCCGTATCCGACTACTTGGTTAAATGGTGACCGTTGGGAAGATGGGCCGTTGCCTGAAAGAACTAAATCTAAGGAAGAATTGCAGAATGAAGCGAGAATGGCTGAGAAAGCCCGTTTGGAACGTCAACGGGAGTCTGAGCGTATACGTCTTGCTGAAGCCTTAGAGCAGGAAAAGAAGGCTGTTTTGACCCCGCCTAAGCATTGTGAGCATGACAAGATTATTTGGAATTGCCGTCAATGTGGTTTCGGTAAGGTTGCAAAAGGATAATAAATGGCTAAACTGAGTTTGTGGATGACAACAAGATTCTTTGTAATCGTTGCGGATACTCTTGGGTTGTTGCCCCTGAGAAACGTGAACGTACAGACATGTTTTGTGCTTCCTGTCGTGCCAGACCAGCAAGAGTTGTACAGTACGGCAAAATGAAATGTATCCCACATCAAGGCGATTTTGATGATGATGGGGTGACACCAATGTCTGACGGAGCTGCGGTTCTGCCAGGTAACAGAATATGCAATCATTCCGATTGTGTAAATCCAAAACACATAGAAAAATAGAAAGGGCCAAAAATGCCCAACGTAATTAAAGCAACAAATCTCACAGTAACAAAAGCATTTGGCAAGTTCTTTATTGCTCAAGATGTTTTCAAAAAGGTTGATGGAACTGAAGGGAAACTAAACTACAAAGTTTGGTCTAACACTCCAGTTTCTGAAGGTCAGGTCGTTGACGTTGTCGGTAATGCTTCAGCGAACGTAAATGAGTTCACAGACCAGTCTGGTAAGCATGTTGTTTATGCTCAGTTAAGTATTAACGCTAAAGAAGTAAAGGTTGTGTCAGCTGCACCTGTGCCACCTTCAAGTAATTGGGACACTTTTTGAAATTAGCGTATTTTAGTATTTTCTCTACTGTTGTTGCTTTTCTTTATGTTGCTATGACAGCGAAATCAGCAGAAGAATCTGTTGTTCCTTGGATTTTTGCTTGCTGGTGGTTTCTAGTGTTATGCGTGGCTTACTATAGAAAGCATGATAAGTAAATTTTCTGTTGAAGGTCTGCCAGCACCGCAAGGCTCTAAACGTCATGTAGGTAATGGTCGGATGATTGAAGCCAGCAAGTATCTACCTGCTTGGCGGAAAGCTATTGAAACAGAATGTAGGTCATTGTTTGATGAGCCTATGGATGGGGCTTTGGAAGTAGAACTTTGGTTTTACCTTCCAAGGCCTTCTTCCGTTTTTAGGGAGTATCCGAGTGTGATGCCTGATACGGATAAATTGGTGCGAGCTGTTGGGGATGGGCTGACTAATGGTGGGGCTATAGCGGATGATGCTCGTATCGTTGATTTACATGCTTATAAACGTTATTCGGTTGATGGTTGGACTGGCGTTCATGTGACTATTAGCCATGTAAAAGATTAATTTTTCTTTGGCGTGTTGCTATTGACTTTGGAGTAATTGTAGGACTAGATTTAGGTCTATGAGAACAAGAAAGGGAAACATGGCTAAACATAAAGGGCATTATCAATTTGGTGGTCGCCTATACCAACAGTATTTACGTTTACAAAACCGTTGGCGTTTCTTTGTAAAACCAGACTTGAAGAAGGGGGTTGCTAATGTCTTGGGCAGAATCGGAAAAACTAAATGAGTGGATTCTTCGTGCTTACGAAAATGGTAGACGTGAAGAGCAGGAACGAATTATTCAGTTGATGCACGAATCTGATTCAGCGTGTGTTGAGTGGGCTGTAGCTCTTATCAAGGGTGAGCCTACTGACTGTGAGTGCGACCCATGCGGTGATGAGACTTGCTCTTGCCAAGGTAAGCGTTGTGACTTCTGCAAAGGCAAAGACTAATGTGCGAGAAATGCAATAAAAACTTTGCTCATGTAGGCAAACTATCTGGTCAGATTTCTACACAAAGTTTGGTTGTAGAGATGCTAGAAAAACTGCCGTTTATTTGGATGGGCGAAAAGCAGCTCATACAGATAGACAAGAGAGAAGTAATCCAGTCAGTCAAAGATTTGAGTTTGACATGAAGATAGGAAGCCTGTTTTCTGGTTATGGCGGCTTAGACCTAGCAGTCTCGGCTGTTACTGGTGGAGAAGTTGTTTGGCATTGCGAATGGGATGATGCACCTTCAAAGATTCTTGAAAGAAACTTCCCTGGCATCCCAAACTATCGTGACGTATCAAAAGTAGATTTCACACAGGTAGAAAAAGTTGATGTTCTTACAGGTGGTTTTCCTTGCCAAGACTTATCTATCGCAGGTAAAAGGGCAGGTTTAAAAGACGGCACTAGGTCTGGTCTTTGGTCAGAGTTTGCTAGAGCTATAGAAGAGTTGCAACCTAAATTGGTTGTTATAGAAAATGTTAGGGGTATTTTAAGTGCTGAAGCAAATAGCGGTATGGAGTACGGAGAAGAAGATTTGGTTATCCCCGCAGGAAAACCTTTTCTCAGAGCAATCGGATGTGTTTTGGGAGACTTGGCCGATTTGGGGTATGACGGAAAATGGTGTGGCATACGAGCAGCTGATGCAGGTGCTGCCCACAACCGATTTAGAGTCTTCATTGTTGCCTATCCCAGACGAAGCGTTGATTAGGACACCTAGTGTTACGGACTCTACTGGTGGGGCTATTAGTGAAGTTCAAGCTCGTGAACGTGGTCGCATGGTAAAGACTGCTGACCAGATGGCACAGTTAGCATTTGAGAATGGTCTAAAGGTTTCAGACAGTATTGCTATGTCTTTGCTCCCTACTCCTGCTGTTGGTCACATTCGTAACCATGATGAGCCGATAGAAAACTATTTGGAACGCAGACAGGATTACATTGACGGCAAGACTAAGGGTATGCCTGGAGTGAGCCTTGGAGTTGCTGTTCGTATGGAGATGCTTCCTACACCTACAACACAAGATGCAAAAAACAATGGTGGCCCTAGTCAATTTGACAGAAATACTTTGCCACTAAACACACAGGTTCTTACTCTTGATTGGGGTAAGTTTGAGCCAGCCATCAGAAGATGGGAACAAACAATAAATCAACCAGCACCAGCACCCACTAAACCTGACGGCAAAGATGATAACCACCGTCTGTCAGCAGAGTTTACTGAATGGATGATGGGGCTTCCTGCTGGTTGGGTTACAGACCCAGAAATAGGGTTGACACGAAATGAACAATTAAAAGCATGTGGCAATGGTGTTGTTCCGCAACAAGCAGAACTAGCATTGAGAGTGTTGCTACAAGACATTGAACTGAAAGGGAACTAATGAAAACTGCTACACAACTAAGAGATGAAGCTCTTGAACAGGTTGAAGATAACGCTAATAAGGCTTGGACTGATTTGGTTGCAAAAATTATTGCTGATTTAGCCAACGAAATGAATCAGTTTACTTCTGATGATGTTTGGAATGAACTGAAGAATTATCCTGAAGTACAGACTCATCAACCTGCAGCTATGGGGGCAATGTTTAGAAATGCCAGCAAAATTGGACACATAAAACCGTCAGATAGTTTTATTGCTTCTAAACGTGCAGTATCGCATGCTAGACCTATTCGTGTTTGGAACTCAAACCTAGTAGAAGAGAAACAATGGTGGAGTTAATAGTTTCGGTTGTGATACTTGCAGTAGTAATGCTAAGTATCGGCTATGTAGCAATTTTCTTTGTGGCACAACAAATAGAAGTAAAAGACCCATACAATGATGAAGGAGATTCAGATGAGTAACAAAGTGCAAGACACAGTAAAACTGTTGAGAGATGATAACCTACTTTGGTCTAGCGACTTTGATTTGGTTCGCCACAAAATAGCGGATGTTATTGAAGAAGCTAACACAATGACTCATCCAGTTATTCTCGCTACTATCCGAGAGTTATGTTTTAGTATCTCTAGCCCAGTTGTTTTGGAGAAACCTAATGCTTGAAAACATAGCCCCACAATCCAGGCAGTATCCTTGTAAAATTAACACTATTCTTCAAAACCTTGAAGAGAAAGATAAAAAAATACTGATTGAAGCGTTAGAATCTCCTTTGTGGAACAATTCTGCTCTTACAACTGCTCTAAATGAACGTGGTTTAAAAATCAGTCGCTATTCAGTTGATAGCCATGCAAGGAAGAGATGCTCATGTTGGAGAATTTAGTTACCCCTGCACCTAAAGTGCAAGCCCCTGAAGGCTGGAATCCGTCAGTTGTTTTTGATGGTGAAGGCGGGGAAGCTACTCTTCCTGCTGTTGAAGGCGATAACCCTGTAGACATTGACGGTTTTTTGCGTGATGCAGGTATTAATCCTGATGAGATAGATATTGTTGGTGAACCTAGGATTAGTCGTTGGCAGGTTGCACGACCTTTCCCACTTGACCCTATGTGGATGACTGCTGTTCGTATTCGTTGGCGTAGAAAGAACGCAAAACTTGATTTGCCTTTGCTTTATGCGTTGGCTAAAAAAACTAAACCTGTAACACCTAAACCTGTTGCTTCAGGTAAGGCCTTGGTTGTTCTCTGGTCAGATTTACAGGTTGGCAAGGTAGACCATAGGGGCGGAAGCGAAGCCATGTTTGCTCGTATTGCTGAGACACAGGCAAGACTGCTAGACAAGGTAAAAGAAACGAAGCCAGAAAGAATCGTATTTTGTGATGTTGGTGACACTATTGAAAACTTTGGCAACGTAGCAGACTTACATCAGCTCGCCACAAATTCAATGTCAATCATGCAACAGGTTGACGTGGCTACCGCAATGGCGTGGGAAACTTTGAAGGAACTTGTCAAGTATGCTCCTGTAACTTATCTTTCGGTGGGAAGCAATCATTGTCAGTTCCGAGTGAACAAACAAAAGGTTGGTACTCCTACGGATGATTGGGGTATTCACATTGGTCGTACACTTGCTCGGTTGTCTAAAGAAGTTGGACTTGACATAACTTTTCACGAGCCAGCAACCCATGACGAATCACTCGCCCTAGATGTATTTCAAGATTCCTTCCATGTCTTAGGCATGGTTCATGGACATCAAGCGAACAGACCTGAAGGCATACCTGACTGGTGGCGTAAACAATCCTTCGGTAAACAATCAGTTACAGCCGCAACAGTTTTGGTTTCTGGTCACTTTCATCACCTACGAGTTCAAGAACTTGGTTCAACAAGCAGGGGGACATCACGTTTCTGGGTTCAAGCTGCAACCTTAGATAATGGAAGCAACTGGTGGCGTTTGAACTCTGGTGAAGATAGCCAACCTGGTTTGGTTTGTTTTGCACTAGAAAAAGAAAAAGACTTTACAGGAACTGTCTGGAAGTTGTAATGATTCGTGAAGTGTGTGCCTGTGGTGCTGAGTTTGAGACTGATGACAGAGATGCTGTTGATTTGGTTAAGAATTGGCGTAGAACACATAAACACGCAGATAAACAACCAACACAAGAAACAAGAGACGCAGTTGTCTTATCTAATACAGATGTAGCTCTTGGTTTTCAAGCCATTTATGACCAATACAACGAAGAAGAATAATGCCAGTTTACGAGTATAAATGCCCTAACGAACATGTACAGATTTTTACAGAATCTATACAGGTTGAACATAAAGCACCAGAAAAATGCGATAAATGTGATGAAAATGTGGTTAGACTATTTGGTAGCCCGTCAATTCAGTTCAAGGGGACTGGATGGGGTAAAGATTAGGATGGAAAGGGAAAATGAAGTATTTGATTGTAGTTTTATCAGCGTTCATGGTTTTGGTTGGCGGTTGGGCAAGTTTCGGTTCAACTAACCAAACTACACAGACGCAAACCAATAATCCAGTTCAATACTTTCTGGATTTAGATAAACAGAAACATTTGGTTCAAAAACGACAGAATTTGGTTCTTACAAGCAAAAATTTGGTTCGGTTCGCAGATAAAACACCTTATGTTTTTTCTGGTTCAAAGCCTTCTGGTTGGGATTGTTCTGGTTTAGTTGTGTGGACTTACAAGCAGATAGGTTTTACGCTACCCCACTCGGCAGATAAGCAAGCTCACATAGGTAAGCGTGTATCAAAAGCAAGAGTTGGAGACATTGTTGTTTTTGCTTATCCTGGTTCAACAGATTTCTACCACTCGGCTATCTATCTTGGTGATGGGAAGATTATCAACGCTAACTTGATGTATGGGACAACTAAAATCCAGTTGCTTACTGATTTCAAGAAAAGCCAAATTCGGTTTGTAAGGATTGTAAATGAGATTGTTTGAAAAAGTTTTGGTTGTAATCAACGGAATTTTGGTTGTCGGTATTTTGGTTGCGATATTTGGTTTCTTCAATATTCCAGTTGAAAATTGTTGGGACAAGTATAAAACTGAAGAACAAGCTATAAGCCATTGTGAGCAGTAATGGGTAGGTTTCCTAAACCTTGCCTTGATTGCGGTATTCTTACATCTGGCGGTAATCGGTGTGATGAACACGAAAATTTGGTTCAAAACTTACATAACGCTAAACGAGCTGCGGTAAAGAAACTGACGGGACAATACTCAGGTGATTATAGAAAAAGGGCGAAATTGGTTCGTGAGACCGCTTTGGTATGTCATTTGTGTCTTGGGGGGGCTAGGTTTGACGACCCTTGGGTTGCTGACCACGCTAATCCTGGCGAATTTGGTTCTAATGCGGTTCTTCTTCCAGCACATAAAAGTTGTAATGAGAAGCGGGGCAATAAGCCGCTAACTTGAGTTTTGGTTGAAATTTGGTTAGTATTTGGTTTCAATAACTTTGGTTATTTGGTTCTAAAATTCGGTTGTGATACCCGATACCAGATAGCCCGCCTAAACCCCTAGTCTTTGTCCGCTAGGGGTTTTTGGCGTTTATAACGGATTTATAACGATACCTAAAATGTTCTTGTGTAGAGACCTGGCGGGGCATACTATTTTCTTGTAGCCAACAAAGGCTACCTAAACAAAGGGAAATAAATGGAAATAAGTTATGAAAGAAATGGTGAAGGGGCTTGGCTTCTAACTACTATTTATCAAAATCGTTTCTATAAAAAAGTGTATTACTTTTACACTAAGCGAGAAGCGGCTCAACTATTCAAAAGCTATGTAAAGGGAGATAACTAATGGCTAAATGGGAAATAACTATTCAAGCCCGCTACCTAGTAGATATAGAAGATTTACATAAGGTTAGAGAGCAGATTACAGAAGAATACCAAAATCCAGAATTACCAGATTTTCTTGGAGAAGAAAACATTGAGTATCTTGACGGCGGTATTACTTATGAACTAAAGGAAGAAAACTAATGGACAACAAGGAAACAATTTTTCACCACACTTTTTATCCTGACGGGGAAAATAATTTTATACCTGGCATTGAATTAGTGAAAGTTAGCGGCAACTTTATAGATAGGTCTGTATGGTTTTTGTGGCAAGGAACAGAACAATTCGCTTTTATGAGTAAAGATAATGAGTATGGCGATTTTCGTTGGCTTATAAAAGACACAGAATATACAGACAAGTTTCAAGAGTTCCTTGATGATGAACTTGGCGGCTACGATAGCTTAGAAACTATGTTTGATAGCCTTGATGAGATTATCCCCGAAAACTATGAACTTACATTTGAAAGGGGACAAAACTAATGTTTGATTATTCTGTAAGTATCTCTACCGATTATTTCACTATCATTACTGGCGTTTATGCCGAAGATGATGAGTTAGCAGAAAAATACGCTAAGGAAAAGATTTTGGAATATGCTGGCTTTGATTGTGATGACTTATCGCACGAAATTACTTTAGAGATTATGGGGCGTATAAATGCCTAACTATAAGGTTCGTCTAAAACACGACACAGGTTTCGTTAGTGTGATAGTTGCCGCTAAAGATACAGACGAAGCGATAGCGTTAGTTTGTAAAGCCGAGAAAGCTCCGCTTGTTGCGGTTCGTTCTGTTAGATTAGCAAGATAAAGGAAAAGGGAAAATGAAAAGATTTTGTAATCGTTGCGACACACAAGTTAGTTATGAAAATGTTTCTGTTGGCTATTCTTGTGTTTGTAATAATTGTTATGAAGATTTATACCTTGTAGAAACCTACTTGGGAAAATAAAGGGAAAAGGAAAAAGGGAAAATGACTAGAGATAAACTAATAAAGTTTCTAACCGAAACTTACGAGCCAGATACAGAGCTTATTTGGCAGACACTACGATACGAAGACCTAGAAAGTGTAGACGGGGCAACCCCAAAACTATGGTCTAAGTTTGTTGAACACCAAAACTATTACCAACACTTAGCAAATGACTATACCGAAAATGCTTTCAACGAATTCTGGGAGTTTGTAAAAAAGGGAGAAACTAAATGAATACTGAACAAACCTGGGAACTACTAGAAATACACAGACTACTAATAGATACAGACGAACATAAAAAAAGTATTGGCGTTTCTTTGTTAGTTGATTTCATTGAGACACACTTATTTACCGCAAAGGTTATTCCTTGGGTATGTTGTGTGAAATGTGGTTGTGCTATTCAAAAAGACATAGCCGAAGAAGAATTATATATGTGTGTTGAGTGTTCTAACGCTTACTACACACACGAAGACGAGAATAACTAATGTGGGGTTGCGGTAATCGTAAGTGTAAGAGCTGCCAACCTTTCACTTATGGTTGTGAGTATTGCCAAACAACTTTTATCAAACCTGTCGCTAATGGTGATTTTTATGTTTGTGAGAGTTGCGGTTATGTTGTTGATGAACAATCAAACGAAACTAAGTTTGCTGACTTAGTCTAAAGAAAAGGAAAAGGGAAAATAAAAATGGAAGAAATGTATATCGCACACTTGGCTACGGCTCACTACGATTTTTATCTTGTAGCCGATAGTGAAGAAACTATGTGGGCAGAAATGGAATTGTCCTGGGCGGCTCACGCTAAAAAAACTAACGCTACTTACACTTTTGAAGATTTGAAAGATAGTGTGTGGTGGAATAAACAAAAGATAAACCTAGTTTGGAAAAGGGGCTAACAGAAATGAAGATTAGAGAACTTATTGAAGAGCTGCTAAAACGAAACGATTTAGATGATGAAATTATTGTGTCGTATTGGGATAAAAACTATTTCATTGAAACTAATGATTTCATTTTAGAAAACATAAATAGTGTTTGGGAAGAGTTTGTGAAAGACGGACAAGAAACCCTTGAAGGTCATTTGGATTTCACACAGACGGGCTATGACCTGGCTAGTGATTTGGAAGAAATGATAGAAGAAAAGGGAGAAAACTAAATGGCAATAATAGATGAAATCAAAGTTGAAAAATACCTTATCGCTTGGCTTGATGAGTGTGATTACGGAGAGAGTGAGCCGTTTTACGCTAGGTTCGGTATCTTGGAAACACCCGAACAGGAAATAGCTTTGAATGAAGCCTTGGAAAGTCAGGATTTAAAATGGATAAATTTTGATGAAAACATTTTCTATTGGCTTACCGCTTACACAGGCGAAACGATTGAGCAACACTCTAAGCAACAACCTAGGAATGATTGGTATTTTGTAGGAGAACAAAATGAATAACGAAGAGTTGCTGCCAAAATGGTATCCAAGTATGGAAAAGAAAAGTAAGGTTGCGGAAAACATTATTGCTATAACGCTAATTGTTTTGCTAACAATTTTTACGCTTGGAATTGTTAGTGGGCTACAGCATACAAGCGACACAATAAAAGGGAGAGACTAATGGAAGAAAAAGAAAAGGCAGATAAAGAACTTGCTGATTGGTTTGATGAATACTGGAAACAAAAAGATAAATTGGCTTGGCTAACAGAACAAGCCAAATTAGCTAAACCAATAGAAAAAGAAGATTTAGATAAATGCCGTTTGATGTGTGTTTGTAAGGGAGAAACTAATGAAGAAATGTAATTGTAATGAATTAGAAGATGATTTACTTGAGCAAGGTTATACCTGCTATAACTGCTATACAGATAATAAAGATGTTTCAAGAAAGGGAGAATAATGTTTGATTTAGAAATGTATGATGGCGAGAACTACTATTGGTTTGGTATTGGTTCGGTTGGGTTTCTAACCTTGGGTAAGGATACGGGCTTTGTTTATGCCGATACGATTGTTCAAGCTGCCGAACGGATTAGAGAGACTTATCCTGGTGGGGTGTTGTCTATCCGTAAAGCAATTTATGGGGAAACTGATTGTAGCAATTTCTCTAATTCTGGTCATATTCCGCACAACTAATTTGGTCAAAATTTGGTCAAAATTCGGTCAAATTTCCAGTTCAAAAATTTGGTAAAATTCCAGTTGAAAATTTTGTAAAATTCCAGTTGAAAAATTTGGTTGAATTCTGGTTCGGCTTTAGACGGGTAGCCCTTACGGGTTGCCCGTCTTCCGCTTTCTCCGCCAATCTCTCAAAAAGAGACAGACGAAGATATCGGCAGACTATCCCGACAAGTCTTACCACACAAAAACGCCAACACACGCCAAAAAAGAAAAAAGATTTTTTGCGTTTTGCTATTGACGGGAGACGGGTCTCGGTGGTATAAGTTCGGGCTAGGGTGTTCCTGGCGGGGTTGATTGTATGAATTTACGGGTAAAAGTCAAGACTATTTTTATAACGATTATTTAGAAAATCGTTATGTAGCTGCGGGGTGTTTTTCGGTCTTTGTCTGCCATACTGACTAAGTGGCAACAACGCCACCAAAAGAAAGGGACAAAATGGACAAACTAACAACACGGGACGAGATTAGAACCCGTATTCTTGACGAGATTGACGAAATCACAAAAGCCGATTTTGTTATAGACCAGATAGAAGAATTAGCAGATAGCGAGTGTCCTATCTATTACGGGCACATAATCGCACAATGGACACAACTAGGAAACGACGACAGCAACGAGTTCGGGGAGATTATGACCCCAAACGAGAAAACCACGATTTATGACCTTATGTCTGCTGATTTGTGGATTTACTACAAGAGAGAGTTTCTCTCGGTTTACAACGAAATTTTAGACGAGCAAGAAGAAAAGGTAGGGGCATAATGGAAAACTGGGAAAGAGACATTTTGAAGAACTTACACGATTACCACAAGGAGTTAGATTGGAGTGAGTTGCCCCAAAATCTTTGTAAGTTTTGGGAAAAATTGCCGAGTGTCTCCATTGACGAAAGGGGTCTCACAATTTCCGTCCAAGACGGAGACCACGAATTAGTTTTGGGATTTGGCGAGTATGGCGGTTATGGTGAAATGTGGGACGGGCAATTATGTTGGCAGACCTACACACACAAAGACGAGCCGATAAATTGGGAGTTTGAAAACTACCTTCCTAACGGGTCTCCTAAATATGTGTGGCATAAGGTCTATGAGCAACTAAGCAGACAGATTGAGTTGCGGGTGGCGAACTAATGAGCAACCTAAAGGAACACGCTAAAAACATCATCTTCCTAATCTCTCTAATCGGTCTTTTCTGGATTGTCGCTTGGGTTTATTCTGTCCCGTCTTAGCCCAGACAAGCAAGCAAGCCCCCGCTATTTTGCGGGGGTTTTCTTGTTTCTGCCCCGATTTTTTTTTAGGCGGTCTCGCAGCTCCAGCACAAAAAGCCCAAAAAACGCCAAAATCAAGAAAGCCCATACCCCTAAAACGCCCTAAAACGCCCCTAGAGACCACACACCCCGATAATGAACTACCACACCAGACCACCCCTAAAAGTGTCTCTACGGGCTTTCTCGCAAGCCTGTTTTACCGAACAAGTGTTCGTTAGCGTTATCAAATCGTTATCAAAACACGCAACAAAAAAGATAAAAATATGCTATGCGATACCACCAGGAACGCCCTAAAAAATAGAAGTCAAATCCTTAGCATATGTTAGGTCAAATTACAAGCGTTTTTTATAACGATATAGTTATCAAAATAGGCAGCTTTTAGGCGTGGGATATGTAAGGATATGTATGTAAGCAAATCGTTTACAAAGAAAGGGACAAATGAACAAGAACACAAAAATCAACCTAGTACTAGGCTTCTGGCTATCACTAGCAATCTGGGGAGTAATCGCAACTTACCAAGGCAACCTAGGATATGGGCTAAGAGACGCTTTCCTAATGGCTTGCTTTCCTGCTATCCCAACCCTAGCCCTAGCAATCGTGCTATCTGTAAGACTAACCAAATAACCAACACAAGAAAGAAAAGGGACAAAATGAAAACCGAAATCACACCAGAACAAATCAAGCAAAGCGAGTATTACCAACAAGCCGAGAAAATTGCGGAGTGTGTAGTTATCCCAGAACTAAGCGAAGACAGCCAATTATATTTAGATGCGGTAAAGGATTACGAAACTATAACCCGCAACTTGAACAGCATTTCTTCAACTAGGTTTAGCAGTTTGAATATGTATTCTTTCACCCCCGACATTGAAGAGTTCAATAAAAACCTAGAAAGCCTAAGAGACATTGAGATAGAGATACGCACAGCCCGCACACTACACGACGGGATAGTCTCGGCGATTGAAGACGGGCTACACGAGACCGCAATCAAAGAGCAAGCCGACAGACTAGAACTAATCAGGGCAAAGCAAATGATTACGAGCAACGCATACACCGCACAGAAGACCCGCCTAGAAGAAATGGCAAAGACAACCGAACAACTAGCCAAGAAGCGAGCAAAGGAACTAGCCAAGAAAGGTCTAATCTAGCCCCTAACGCCTAAGCCCCTAGCCCTAACGGGTTGGGGGTTTTCGCATACCCCGAGCAGATAGACCCAAGCAGACCAAGCCCGAGCAGATACACAGACCACAGACCACAGACCAGACCCGCCCCAATCATAAACCACAAAGACCACCCCGCCAGGATTGACGCAGCTACAAAATCGCAGGGGGGGAGTGGGGCAATTTCTCAAGGCGTTTCTAGGACTGACAC